TATTTGTGCATCAGCTCCACCATCAGTAGCATATAAATTTAATTTAGATTCAGATGCGAACATTCTAACTTTAGAAGTTATCTCTTCATTTACTCTATTTCTCAATTTGAAATCACCTTCATTTTGAGTAAATGTTTCCCACTTAATTAGGTTTCCTTCTTTTTGATAAACGTACACTTCATCAAAAGAACCAGTTGTGGTTGTACCATCACCACTTCCATCAAAGAATGTAAATCTTAATTCGTGTTGTCCTGTTTCGGTTGCAGTTAAATCAAATGATTGAGTTGATGAACCAGTTATAGCACCAACCATACCTTCATAATCACCTTCAGTTTTAACAACCCCACTTGGTGTTTTGATTCTAAATGCTACATCATCAAATGATGCAGGGTCTATTTGAAATTGTACCCCATAGTTAACTGTATTTAAAAGGTAGGCTGGAAAAACTAATGTAGTTCCTGCAAAATTAGATGCGGATATAATTAATTTATTATTTTGAAGTAGTGTAAATGGTGAGTTACCATTGAAATCATTAATTGATTCCGTTAAGAATGCCGAACCACTCCCATTAGTAAATCCTTCATATAAAACAACACCTGATGTTGGTACTTGTTCAGTAGCTACACCATTAAAAATTTGAGCTGATGTAACTCCCCATAGATTTGAACCATCTCTATATTGCCAAGTACTACCAACTTGTGTAATTGGATTATCAAAGAATTGACCTGCTCCTTCTGACCAACTTTGTGAAATTGGATATACCTCTAATGAGTATTCACCTAATACTTCTCTAGCTTCAGTAGATGTTAGGTTTAGTTGGTACTCTGCAGTAAGTGGTATATCGCCATTTACAGTTGATGATGATATTTCTGATAAATCAAACTTAGTTAAGATTCGACTATTACCAATATGTATAGTTTCTGTTTCTTCATCGAAGAACTTGGTAACTTCTAACACCTCATCCAAACCAGTGTTCTGATTTTTACGATTGTTCAATTCGTAAATCGTAGTATCCTTTTCGCCGTATATTCTATAAATCATACTATATCCTCGTTTAGAATTGTTGTGTTACAACCTGTCCTCTAATATCTTGATTAGGGTATTTCACTTCAAATATAGATGGGTCTCTTGGTGGGAATATAATTCCACCTTTAGTTGCATTTATAATACTATATTTGTTTGGTGAATAGTTACCATTAAATTTATTTACAACTTGTAATCCACCCTTCCCATCTTTATCGGGTCTTACTACAGTTTGTACTCCATCTACTTTATCAATCTCAACATATAGTTTAGATAAGTTAATTGGTTCGTTGATTCTCCAATTATCTATATTAAAATACTCTCTTAATCTATCAATCGCTCTTAACAAAACTTCGTTGGAATTGTATTCAGGCATAACAATGATTTCAAAGTTGATACCAATATTAACTATATGTGCATCCTTAATGTTAACTGCATCCGTTAACAATCTATGATACGATATATAGTTTTTTAAATTGTACTTAGTGGCAGCATTTAAAGCTCTTAAATTTTTGTTATTATCATATCCACAAGTATATAAGTTCAATGCTAATGGGTTGGGAATTTCAGTATTTATAAACTGCCCATCTACTTTAGAGTGTTCCGTTTGATAATCTTGTTGTAAATATGCTTTTGCTACTGAACCGAATTGTGGTGGAAGTGCGTAACATCTCATTACATAATCTTCTCTAGTTACAGTTCTATTTTGTGCTGCGAAGAATGCCATAGCATTCTGTCTAATTTCTTCTTGAGTTTCTGTAGTTTTACCACCTACAGCTGCGTTTGGATTTGTACAAGCCAAAGATGCTCTAACAAAAGATACAACATCCTTACTAAGATTTATTTCATTCTTCAATGTAGTTGTACTTGATAATATGTTTGTTAAATCTTTAGCAGGTACATTATCCACAATACCATTACCAACGATATACTTAACAGTTAGTGTTGTGTTTTGTGGTGCTACTCCATACGTTTTTGTGTATAAAAAGTTTGATGGGTCTAATGATGAATCTAAATTCTGATGTTCTGTATAAAGCGCTGAACCTACATTATCAGGATTAGGAATTATTTCTTCATCAGCATTTGATGAAATACCTGCACCAAATTGAATACTCAATATTCCATCATCTTCAAAGTTTGTTATATATCTTTTTGGAACTCTATTTAATTCTAATAAGTAAGGTGTATCACCACTATACTTATGTAACATAGTTGAGTTCTCTTCGTTATTATCTATTTGTTCAAATACAGTATCTTGTGCTAAGTAAGGAACTCTTGTCCAAACATCACCATCAGAGTCTACAATTGATTTAACTCTGATTAGATTTTCATCTTCGATTTTTATTTTATCATAAATCTTAGGATTGGTGAAGATATACTCTCTCGATTTTTCTTTACCACTTGTAGCTTTGATTTTTTTCTTTAGTAAGTAATATACAGGTTCGTTTGTGTTTTCATCGATTTGATAAACCGATACTTCGGTAGCATCAAATGAGGAAGAGAATGCGAAATCAACTGAACCGACTGTTGTAAACTCTACATCTGAAAAATCTGTTGAACCAACTACCATACCTTCTGATAAACTCATAGCGTATGTGAAATCGGGTTTTACATTATCACCACTTCCTACTGCGGGTACTAATTGAAATACATCCAATGTTACCGATGCAGGTATAATATTTTTTGGTTTATATCCTAATGAGTTTACAATATTAAATAGGTTTACATTTTCTTCTGCCGTAGTTAATAGTGATTCTCTTAATTGTGTATCTGTATAGAATGATAACACATCACCTACATATGATGCCATTTCCATAAACATCATACCAGGAGATGATTCGTTAAAATCATTGTAGGTATTTGGGAAATAGTTTTTAGAAAACTCAATTAAGTTTTTTCTAAACTCACCAAAATCTCTACCGATTAACGATACATCCTTTTGTACTAAATCTGATTTCTTTTTGTTTGCCATATCTTAAACCTATTCTATTGTACTTCCAGCTGAATCTACAAATAATATTATCTGTTGGTTTGCACCTTGCTCTGTAACTCTGAACCTTAATTCTATTCTAAGGAAATTTCTATCAGGTTCTGTTTCAATATCTATATTGTCAATAACTATATAAGGTAACCAAAATTTGATATCTTCTGATAACGTTTGTGAAACTCTTTCGTTTAAATTAGAATCAATATTTTCGAAGAGTTGAGAATATACATCCGAACCAAACAAAGGTTGAAATGGTCTTTCACCTTTTCTGGTCAATAATAGATTCTTTAAATTAGATATTGCTTGCTCTTCGGTTGTATAACTTTGAGCAAATAATCCTTTGGGTTTACCAAATGGTAATTTTACCCCAACGGCAACATCAGGTTTAAAATCTATTGGATTATAATAATATTCTTTTCGTTGCTTAGCCACTTATTATCTTCCCTTTTTCTTATCAATCGCTTTCATCAATTGAGAATAATCTTTTGTTATAGCACTCATCACATTAGCCACTTCGGGATTAGATGTATCAACCGGCCTACCATCGATATCTTGAGTAGGTGCTACCGCCGTAGAACCACCTCTCATAAATGATTGAGCTTGATTAGATGTGTATGGATTTGCATCTAAGGTTCTCCACTCGCCATCGTTCATTGTTTCATTTAACATATCATTCAATATTGAATCCTTAACAAATGTTTTTGGTTTAGATACTTTTTTATTTTCTTCTATTGCTAAAATCTTACCCATATCAATTTCTAACGGGTCTACTTCAACCTGTTTAGATTTGATTTCTTTTATAATCGGTTTTTGAGATTTCTTAATCTCTTTAAGCATAGGTTTTAGTTCTTCTCTAACTACCTTTCTTACGATTACTTCTAATAATTGTGCTAAATCTTTTGCCTTCATAATTTTCTACTTTATATATAAATATTAAAAACTTTCTTTTTACACCATTCCAACCCAAGGTTGTGGAATAGGTCCGAGTGGTA